TTCATATTGGCGATGTTTTTAACTTTGACAGCACTGGAGACGATGAGGTGTTTACCCTTGCGGCATGGGTAAAAATATCAGAGACGGCCTTCCAGCACATACTTGGAAGGTTCGGCACAGCTACCACAGACCGAGCTTGGATGTTCTATGCTACCACAGCGGCAAAGCTGCGTTTTTTCTGGTCGCAAGAAACTGGAACAGGACGGATCTACGAAACATCGGCAGCAGTTATTGACTCTACAGCGTGGGTGCATGTGGCAATTGAATACGATGGAACACAGGCAGTTTTTGACGACCGAGTGACTATGTATATCAACGGCGGCACAGGGCTAACATTCGGTAGCGGACTATCTTCCGTCAGCGCAGTAGGAAGCCCAAATTACATTCAAACCGTCACCGCACCGCTCAACATTGGAGGCAGCACCAACGATGCCTCTGGCACAAGCCTAACAAGACTCACTGATGGCAAGCTGGCAGACGTGCGAATCTATGACGCGTTAATTGGCTCGACTGAGGTGGCAAACCTAGCCGCTGGCACAGACTACCAGACCAACCTCGTCGGCTGGTGGTTGCTCGACACCGATGATGTTAATGACAACGCTGGGGTGAACGATGGCACAAACGAACCAAGCGGAGGAACGCCATCAGTATTCGACACGGACGGACCACTAGACTAATGCAAGACGAGCGCACTATCTACATGCAACACCAACTCTAATGGACTCAGCATATTAACCCATGAGCTTTGAAAGAGACATAATTGACTTCAGAAACAAATCCCTTGTTCAAGTGGATAGGATAAGAAGGGGCGTCATCCTAAAATTGTTTTCTGCCGTTATATTAGACACGCCTGTTCAAACAGGATTGCTTCGAAGCAACTGGCAGACTAGCGTAGGTCGACCTAATGACAAAGTTATTAGCACAGCTAGCCAAGGAGGGAATGCTGCAATGCAGGAAATTTCTAGCAACTTAGGCATGTTCGGCGACGACGTTCATATGACCAATAACCTTCCTTATGCCAGGGTCGCTGAGTATGGACTTTGGAACGGGCCTACTGCAAAAGTAAATGCAAAAGGATTTAGTAAAAAAGCTCCTAGCGGAATGATGCGGAAGAATGTCATTCGTATTAAAAAGCATCTTAAAAAATTAGTCAAATGAGCTCCAAAGTTAGATCCGCATTAATTAAAGCAGTCGTTGATTTGAATGCAGCGAATTGGAACTACACTATCGTCGGGGAGAACAGCCCGGAAGCTCCTAATCATAATGAACCCTGGCTCGGGCTTAATTACATCCCAGACATCCCAGACGTTGCAACTTTAGGCGACGGGGGTGAAGATGATATAAGGGGCATCTTGCAAGTAGATGTTTTTCTTCCTTTGGGTAAAGGTGAGAAACAAGCTTTAGACGTTGCTGATTCTTTTAGAAGTTACTTTACAGCCGGGCGCCGATTAAGTTACAGTGGCCAAGAAGTTGTGATAGTAGGATGCGGCAGATCGAGCGGGTTCGTAAGCGACAACTTTTTCAGGATACCTGTATCGGTGATTTGGTATTCACGCCTCATTAGGGCAATCAATTAAAACTAAAACACCATAAAACTATGTCAGACGCATCACGCCACGCATTATATCAAGTGCTCGAGTCTACCTACGGGACAACTCCTGCAACGCCTTCATTCGACAAGGTGCGCCACACTGGCGTCACCATAGGATTATCGAAGGACATTAGCCTATCCGAGGAACTTAGAGAGGACCGCCAAATTGGCTGTTCTAAACATGGCCCCAGAACTATTTCAGGGGACATTGCTTTTGAGCTAAGTTACGGATCATTCGACACGCAACTAGAAGCAGTAACTCTCGGGACTTGGGAAGTCGACGGAGGGGGTGCTGGAATCGACAGACTCAAAGCGGGCGTTGCACGTCGTAGCTTTTCTGTTATGCGACACTTCTCAGATCAAGGAGGGGGCGACAAGCCTTACCACTTGTTCACAGGAATTGAATATAACACGATGAACTTAACAGTAGCTCCTCAAGGGATTCTTGCTGGAACTTTCGGAGTTGTAGGACAAGACATGGCAGTCAGCGACACCGCTCCGGCTGGAGCAACGTTAGGAGCTGCAACTGAGAACTGTCCTTTCAACGGGTTTACTGGAGCTATTAAAGAGAACGACATTCTTATTGGAGTTGTTACTGAGCTTACGCTAACTCTGGAGAACGGACTTGAATCTCGTTTAGTTGTGGGCAGCGATAAAACTATCCTTCCACAAATCGGACGTTCTAACCTTTCTGGGCAAGCGACTGTTTACTTTGATAACGCTACACTGCTTGAAAAGTTTCTTAACGAAACAGAATCCAGCATGGAGTTTGAACTAAACGACGGCATTAACAAATACACAGTTCTTATTCCTCGCATTACCTACACCGGAGGAGCTAACCCGGACACAGCAGGTGAGGGCTCAATTACTTTGGCACTTCCTTTCCAAGCACTCGTCGATGACGTAACTGTGGAAAGCAATATTCAAATCGATCGCTCGGCAGTCTAACGGTTCTGTCTAGTAGTAGTGAACAACGGAGGGGTGCGTATTCCTAATCTAATAACGCACACTAATTAAAAAAAGACCAATGAAAGACCTAGAACTATTCAGCACATCAGAGCTCGGCAATGCCGGAGTTAAGATCCCTTTGACCGATGTGGAGGGAAATAAAACGGAGCACTGGATCAAAATCGTAAGTATCGATTCGACACAGTTTAAAAAAGCGCAAAGCCTTTTCCGAAAAGCAATGCTAGACACCCACGCAGACGAAGAGCCGGACGAGGCTCTTTTCAACGACCCGGAAAAAGCTGACAGACTAACCACCGAACTACTAGCTTCATTAGTTGTAGCTTGGAGTTTTAAAAACGACGACGGGACACCTTATGAATGTTCTAAAGCTAATGTTATTAAAGTTCTACGGGATGCTCCAGTTCTCGCACAAGAAATTGACGAGGCTTCTGCGCAACGTAGAAATTTTATCAAGCGGAGCTCGACAAAATCTGCAACTTCGCGAAGCAAGAGTTCGAGCTCCAGAAATATCCGGAAAACTCAAAAGTCAGTAAGCTAGCTCACTTAGAGCAAGTCTACAAGACAACTGGGATAAAGCCTAAAGAATTAATTCGATCTAAACTGCCCGAGCATTTAAGTTACCTATTTCACTTTTACAAAGAACTTAAAAACGCTGAGCCACTAACTTACCTAGAGATTAAAGCATGGACTGACTTAACAGGAACAACGCTAAGTGATTTTGATGTAACTGCATTAAGACAAATCGATCTAGTTTTCCTAACCACACTCACAACGAATAATGACTGAAGATGTAGCAAGACTAAGATTAACTGTAGAGTCAAGAGGAGTTGCTAAGTCGCGCACTGAGTTGCAAAAGTTATCCAGGCAAGGCAAAAGAACACAGGAATCACTAGGCGGAGTTAAACGTTCCGCTGGCGCTGTGGCAGCTAGCATGGTAGGAATGGGAGCTGTGCTTCTCACTGTAGGCGCGACGCTTACAAAGATAACTCGTAATTGGTTTAGCTTTAACAAAGCTATGCTCGAGGTGCAAACGATTGCGGGAGTAACGGCCGACGAAATGAAAGGGCTTCGAATGCAAGCGTTAAAGCTTTCACAGACCCTGGGTGTTGACGCTACGGATGCAGCGCGAGGTTTTTATCAAGCCATCTCCGCTGGAGTTGCTGCCCAGGATGCTGCCGCGTTTGTAAGCCAGGCAGCTAAGCTGGCACAAGCGGGAATCACAGATGTGGGCACTGCCACAGACTTGCTGACGACTGCTTTAAACAGCTACGGCAAATCTACAAGCGAGGCGGTTAAGGTAAGCGATATGCTTATGGAGACGGTGGTTCTGGGTAAGACTAACATGCCTCAACTGGCAAAGAGCTTTTCCCGTGCTTCCGCTGCGGCTGCAAACATGGGCGTTGAAATGTCCGAGCTCCTGGGCATCACTGCGATGCTTACTAAGCAGGGCGTTCCAACTGCGGAAGCAATGACGCAAGTCAAAGCCGCGCTAACTGCACTGGTAAACCCCTCCAAGGAGTTACAGTTCCTTTATGAAGAGATGGGTGTGTCGAGCGGTCGCGCACTAATCGAGCAAGAGGGCTTAGCCGGAGCTTTAGATAAAGTTAGAACTGCTACCCAAGGAAACGATTCAATGCTCGTTAAGGCGTTGCGTTCAACGGAAGCTTTGAACGGAGCTTACGGCATAACCGGAGACAAGTTAAAAGAAACCCAAAAGCTGACTGAACAAGTCGCTGATTCAAATGGCAGAGTTGCAGAAGCGTCAAAGATTGCAGCTAACGAAATTGGCCCAGCGAGCGAAAGGATAAGCGCCTCGTTTACTATAATGGCAGAGTCTATCGACAAAGCCACGAACGCTAGTCAGTTTCTGATTGATGCAATGAACGGAATATCAGACACGATTTCCGATCCTGCATTTAGCGAAGCTTACTGGACAGCTTTGGCAGAAGGCCCGGAAAGGTTTTTCAAATGGTTCCTAACGGGTAAAGGTTACATAGAGCAGACAAATGATGAGATCGCTAAAATAGGACTCACCCTGGAGCAGCAACGCAGATACGAAGAAAATATAGAGACTCAAAGGAGGCGCAACCAAGCGGCTCAAATGACGGCTTTAGAAACTGCGCAACGTTACGTGAAGCTGCAAAGAGCTTTGGAGATAGCTGAAGGCGGCAGATTTACAAAGAGCATTGCTAGCTTAAAACAGGAGCTGACTTATTTGGATGAAAGCATTGGCAAGCTGGATCGCAAAGAAAGAATTCTTATTAACTATCAAACCCAAATCGAAAGGGTAAACGTTCAGCTTAAAAGAAACTTAATTACACAAGAGCAATGGAAGACTAAGGTCGATCAAATTAAGCGGGCGTATGAGGATGTCATCACTAACGGCGATCTCCTGGACAGAGCCATAAGAAACGTTCGCGATACTGCCATTAGCACTAACAAAGAATTTGAAAACTGGAAAACCAATATCCTAGAAGCCGCGAGCAATAGTAGCTTACTTCTCAAGCGTATTATAAACGCGAAAGAAATACGGCAGTCTCAAAGCCGCATTGATGAAATAATGCTAGGCTATGAAGATGACAAGCTAGCCGCACTTGAAAAACAGAAAAAGGAATACGAAGACCATTTAAAGTTAGGAGGACAGCTAACTGAAAAGCACCAAGGCATTTTAAATCTTATTAACAATGCTATCGACAGCATGCGCGAGTTCAACAGTGAAGCTCGCAAGTCTGCTACGGATAAAACTTATGACTCGCTCAAGGAGAATTTGAGAACTCCGTTAGAAGTTGCAACTGCTGAGCTTAACAAAGCACAGGAGGCGATTGGAGCGAAAGCTAACATCAGCATGGATGAACGGGCGGACATGCTCGCTCGAGCTACTAATAGGTTCCTTGAAGCGACTAAGGATCCTGAGAGTGCGAAAAAGGCGGGAGGGGGTGTGGACAAAGCTACCCAGGAAGCGGAGAGACGACAGCAAGAGTTTGAGCAGTTGGAAATGAGCTTGATGACAGAAGAAGAAGCAATAATGCGAAGCTACAATGAGCGGATGCAGATTGTCATCAATGCTACGGAAATGACAGAGCAGCGCAAAGCTGAAATCAAGCAACGCATAACAGCAGACACGAACCGCAAGCTGGACGACATGGAGCAAAGGCGCTTGCAAACTTCACTCCGAGTTGCGTCTGACTTCTTTGGGGGAATGAGTCAGCTTGCGGCAAGCTTTGGTAAGAAGGGTGCTAAGATTGCGAAAGCTGCCGCTATTGCACAAGCAACCATCGACATGTATGCCTCCGCAGTGGCAGCATACAAGTCCGTAGTAGGCGTTCCCTATGTAGGGCCTGTGCTGGCGCCAATCGCAGCGGCAGGAGCTATCGCAGCAGGTGTCGCGCAAATACAAGCTATTAGATCGCAACCTGTGGGCGGTTATGCACAGGGCGGTATTATACCGGGCACGTCCACATCCGGAGACCGCTTGACTGCAAACGTCAACAGCGGCGAAATGGTTCTGAATAAACAGCAGCAAACAAACTTGTTCAGAATGGCTTCTCAAAAGAAAAATTCCGACTCGTCCGGAAGGGGAGGAAACGTCACCATCATAAATCAAACACGGGGCGAAGTTTCAGGGGAGCAATCAACAGACTCAGAGGGTAACATGCAAATTCTAATCCGCGAAGCTGTGCAGCAAACAAAGAACGAACTTACTAATGAAGCCTCGTTAGGCGGAGGCAGTTTTCTTCCAGCTATGGAAGGCGCTTACGGAATAGCTAGAAAATAAAAGTATGATTAACTGGAACGATCTTAACATAGCCCAGCCAGCTTCTTT